TCAGGCGTCCTCCTCTTTCATAAGCTGATAAAAACATCTATCGATTTTTTGGTCGACCTCATTCTGTTTACTACGCATCGTATGGTCATACACCGAGCGCATAACCCGCGGACTTGACCAGCCACCGCGGGCCATCATATATCTTTCTGGTACCCCAAGAGCACTCATTAAACTGCAATTGGTATGCCGCAAATCATGAAAGCGGATAAGAGGAAGATTATTTTTGCGCAGGATTGTTTTGAGCCTTTGAAGTAAACAATTTCCTTTGATTTTGACTACATGATCCTCCGGGCCATCATTGCCTTTGCTGGCCTTTAGCAGTTCCATGATATACTCAGGCGCATGGAGAGTGCGTGTGGAGCAGGTCGTTTTGGTAGACTTTTCGACCCACTGATTTTCTTTATTCCTTACTCTGGCTTGACGAACCGTAATAGTGTTGTGTGTAAAGTCTACATATTTCCAGGTCAGACCTGTGACTTCAGAAGATCGAAGACTAAGCCAGAGTGCCAAAAGTATAGGGACTTCCATTTCTGATCCTTTGATTGCCCGTAAAAGCTTACCTACCTGCTCAGGCTCTAAGTATTGCTGCTCGTTCAATTCCTTTTGCGGAAGGGTGATATTTAGACGCAAAGCTGGGTGATACTCCCGTAGAACAGCAGAAAAGAACCCATGAATATTATGTACAGACTTTGGGGTGGGCATATGGACTCGGCCCTGACTATCAGTATAGGGCTTGCTCTCTATATTGAATGCTTCCTGGATCATAGATGGTGTCAATCGATTTAGGCGGATTTGCATGAGCCCTTGCAGGTGCCTCCTGCGTATGATGTCATAGCCCCTGACGGTCGATGGTGACAATATACTGTCTTTAGAGGCCAGATATCGCTCCATCGCCTCGGCTAAGGTCATATTAGAAGAGTCCCTAGATATTTCCCGGTAGTGGAGCTGCCACTCCAGGGCGGCATACTCCGCTTCCTTCTTAGTATAGGCAGTGAAAGAACGGTACTGACGTTTTCCATCAGGTGCGGTGCCAGCATAGACTTGGCATCTCCAGGAGCCGGAGGGAAGCTGTTTAGCGGTGGCCATGTTTTTTCTCCTTTCTCTTGCACCAACGTACCTATGTATGATACAATGAGGGCGCAAAGGTGCCTTGGATTTAGCGGTTTGGGGTTCGTTTGCACGTTGCCGTCCCGGAGGTAGGAGTCCGGGGCGGTTTTTTTCATGCCAAATCCGAATACATCGGCGGATTTGGCCGCTAGGGCCTTTCGATGGCTGCATCCCCCAAAAATATGATTAGATAATATCACATGGTTCCAGGACATGGATGCACGACAACGGGGAGCAGTTTTATTTGTTCAGATTTTCGTGGTTTTCGTAGGCAATCTCCTGCAACTGCTTATACAGCACCTGGATATTGTATTTTTTGGGGAACTCAAATTTTTTTTCACTGACAGACACGCCAGTATTTGCCTTGTAGTAGGGGGAGGTGATGTACGAAATATTGATCTCGCTGTCATCCAGCCCAAAGCCGGAAGTCTCTGCGGAAACGTGGATAACGCTGGACAGGTTGATGGAATCCACCCGCATCTTTTGGCCAGTAGCCCCCTGCTTGTCAAAATCGATGATGCGCTTGTCTGTGAACAGTAACACGTCACGCACAAGACGGAAGCCAGTTTGAATCGTTTCACCTTCCATCAAGTATGCGCCGTATTCTTTTGTCAAATCCTCTACAGACACCTCACTCATATTACCGAGCATACCGGAAGCCAAAGAGCCGCCCAACTTACCAATTAGTCCCGTAGTAATTCTCCTCTCTATATTTATCGCCTTCCGGCGGTTGGGGCACCAGGTAATTATCCTTTTACTCCCCCGTTCAGTGTTGCAAGTGCTGGGCAGGGATTTTTATTCATCGACAGGGAGTTTTAACTGATTGTGCATATAGTTCAACTCTCTTGCTCCCTTACCTTCTGAAAGAGTTTTCAACTGATAGACCACTGTGGCACGCAATTTCTTCATGCGCTCTGGTTGGGGCACACCTTGATTGACCAAGTAGGCATTTAGATTTTCTAAGTTGGTCAAGACAAGAAGTTGCTCAATTGTTGCGTAATCCCGGATATTTCCCTTAATGCCTGGATTTTCTATGCGCCATTGTTTTGCGGTCTTTCCGAATAGTACAACATTTAAGAGGTCGGCTTCATCTGCATATACATATCCCTGCTGTTGCTTAGAAAGCTCTGGCGGTATAAGATTTTCCTTGATTGCGTCTGTATGAATTTTATAGTTTGCGCTGACCAGTATTCTTTTGACGTTCCAGTCAAGGGCGAGCCGGTGCCCCTCATCCTCCTTGAGACGCTGGTAGTCTTTGATGATGTACAGCTTGAACTCAGGTGAGAGCCAGGAAGCAAATTCAAAGGCAATATCTTTGTGAGCAAAAGTCCCCCCACCATAGCGGCCAGACTTGGAAATAAGTCCGATTGCATTGGTGCTTTTGATCCACTTTTGTGGGGACATAACAAATGCGTTAGAGCCTGCATCATTTTTAAACTGGTCGAAATCGACCATGTTAAAATTGGGGTTATTTAGTTCTTCCCACAGCCCCAAAAATTCTAAGGTGCTTCTGAGCCTCATCCAATTCTTTACGACATCAGCCGGAAATTCTGGGTTTCTATGTTTTGCAATATCCGTCAGCGAGATATAATCATCCTCGCCCCCAACGGTTGTTACCACAGAAATATCCACACCGTCAGCATGAATCACGCTTTCTACTTTTTTTGCAGACACGGTCAACCTCCTCTCTATCTTTTCCACCCTCCGGTGGTTGGGTTAAAAAACAGTACTGAAAAAAGCGACCGCAAGGCCGACAATCTCAAAGTTGTCCGGGTCCAGTTCTGCCCCCCGGACTGTAATCGTTCGGACCGTTGGGTTCTCCGCCCGGAGCTCCACACAGTCCCCGTACACATATACCCGCTTCAGGGTGTACTCGTCCCCGATGCGGACCACGGCGATCTGTCCGTTTTCCACCTCTGGCTGGATGTGGATGAACACGGCGTCGCCGTCAAAAATCCGGGCGTTAATCATGCTGTGACCCACGCAGCGGAACACCACGTCCGCCTTGATATCTGCCGGGGCCATAACGGTTTCCTCCAGCAGCTCCCGGTGGAGGGGCTTGCCGCAGGCCGTGGCCCCCAGCACCGGCCACTCCTTCATGGTTGGGAGAGCAGTGATGTTGGGAGGAAGGGGACGGGGGATAGATGCTTGAGGGAGTTGTTCCCCGATGGATATTTTTAAATTTGAATCCAGTTTTGAAAATATAGTGTCAAAATCGCTATTTATTGCCAATGCAATAGCATTGATTGTTTTAGGAGTAGCAATCGGTGGTTCTCCTGTTTTAGGGTTTCGATTTCGTTCTAAAATAGAAATATATGCTTTACTAAGTCCCGAACGCTCTGCAATAATATCTTGGCTAAGGCCGTGAGAAGTCCGATATTCCTTGATAATATCTCCAAGCGTCATACATTCACCTCCCGTTTGTCAAGTGCATTATACACGGAGGAAAGTAAGAAAGTCAAGAAAAATCGTAAAATCCACTTGACAAAATGAATCTAGTCGACTATACTACGGGCAAGGAGGTGATAAGATGAAGTTAGACATAAAGCGCATTCGGAAAGAAAAAGGTATTTCTCAAGAGGAATTAGCCGAGAAATCTGGTGTTTCTAGGCCAACAATCTCCAATTTGGAGAATAACCCGGATGCGGTAACGACAACTGATACTCTCCAAAAAATTGCTTTAGCCTTAGATGTGAAGGTTAGTGATTTTCTTTCCCCTTGAAGTCTAGTCGGCTAGATTTTGAGGAGTACATAAACAAGAAGGGGAGGGGGTGAGTAAGATGTTAAGACCAGAAGAGAAATCCGGTTTAATAATTCGCTCTATAGATGGGAAAACAGACATCTATCTTAATGGAGTCTGCATTAACGATAAATGTCTGTCATGTGAAGTCAAAATAGAGGGCCCATATCGCCCAAAAGCAACTATTTCCCTTTTGTGCGAGCGGGTTGAAATGGACATTGGAAAGAATGTAGAAGTTAAAAAAGTAGGTCGTTCAGAATCTCCAGGTTTCTAATAATTTTATCCAGGTTCGCCAGAACAGAAACCAAGAGAGAGCCGAGAGAAACCGCTCCGGCTATAGCAGAAATGATAATAGCCAAATTGGCCTTCGTTTTTGTCCTATCTGGCTTTAGAAACTCCAGACCTTTAAGCGTAATTACTGTGTTAAAAATCTCCGAATGTGCTTTTCCGTCCATAGTACGAAGTTCGATCTCTTCTCCCTTATGATTTCGATATGAAGTTCTGCCTCGAACAAATCCGTTTTCTATACAGTCATTCAATATTTCCGCATCTTCAATGCTCATGTTTAAATCATTAATTTCTTCTGCACTACTAGCATTTTGAATTTTTCGAATCATTTTACACATAGCTTTCCGATAATCTGTTTGATTCCTGATCATACAATCACCTCATTTTAATTGTACCAAAGTTAACCATAGGAATCAACGAAACGAAGTCACAATCAGGAAAGTAAAGAATTTGTCCAATAAAACGGGACGGTAAATAGGGGAGGGGGTGAGAGGGATGGAAGTCGGACCTGTTATCAAGGCGTATATGGAAGCTCACGGTATTAAGCAGATTTTTGTTGCTAAGAAGTGCGGATGGACAGCCCAACGATTGAGTAACGTCCTGAACGGAAAATCTCCACTGACAGTGGAGGATTACAAAGCCCTTTGTAAGTGTATTGGCGTTCCATACGAGCTGTTCTTAGATGACTGAAAGGAGGCGATTCCCATGAACCTATCTAACGTAAAGACCTGTGATCTGGTGGCCGAATTGAGCCACAGGGAAGGAGTAGAAAAACACACCGCAGAACCGTACCAAGATGTGACGGTCTCAGTAAACGGCCCTGCGGTGGTGCTGGTAGTTATAGATTAGACTCTGGTGTATCCATACCTGCCCTTGATAAATGTGTGAAAGTATTTCCCATGAGACCCTGCGGACATGAGGCCGGTATATACAGACTGGGGGACGCCGAAATAGGCATAGGTGCCGCCTTTATGAAATGAGATGTAGAGAGTCCCATTTTCATACCCGATGCTGGAAATATCAGTGGAACTGACAGGAACCATGTTCAAAAGGCATTTCTCCTTTCCTTGAAAATGGAGGGCAAGAAACAGTTACCCTTCTTGGATAATTGTACCATATCCGACGACAAAAATCAATATATTGTATAGAAAATTTGTTCTATACAATATACAGGAAGAAAAGTTCCGAAACTGGAAAAATTCTTCCCCGACATGGATCAGGAAACGCTATTCAAACGGTCCGACGACTAGGGAACATGAAAAGGAGGGGAGGGCGATAACATATCAAATCCGAGAGATGTATGGCGGTGTTAATTCTCCAATCAAAGTGGAATTGACCATATTTTTGTCAGGCCCCGATTGGTATAGACTTTCAAGTTCAGAAGCTTGGCATCATCTGGAAGCATACGTTGATCTGATTGAAAAAGAACGTATCCGCTCACAGCTCCAAGGGCAGATATAGCGATTGGCATTTGCATTGAGTAATAACTTTTCCTTGATATGATTTCTTTTCCGCTTCTTCGGGTATCATCCAAAACCCAAGTCGGGAAGGGGACGCAATCTACTTCATTTTCTCCAGACAGCAAAACAATTCGTGTGATAGCAATCGGAAGTCGAGATTTATTTTCAATATGGACAAAGCAAAGCGTAATTTCGTCATCCGATTTACATTCTGTAATTCTGATTCCTATATTTTTTCTTTGAGATAAAAATGTGAGAATCCATGTTGCTAGAGACATCAAAAAACCTGCAACTGCAATACCGAATGTTATCCACTCCATCAAATGGATCATCCCCTTTCGACCACATACTACCATATTCTAGCGGGAGGGACAATAAAAAGCACCCCGACCAGCGCATCACCGAGGACCAAGGAGCATAAGAAAACCGCCCGTGAGGGCGGGAGTGAGGCCTGCCAGGGAATAAGCCCCGACAGCTTGTAGAACGGCGGGCGGAGGAGGCCGAAACCGTCAGGAAGTTATCCCGACTTTTTTACATCCATCTTTGAAAGGACGATTGCTATGAGAGAGAAAAACAACTTGCAGGAAATTTTGCTGACCAAGCTCCGCCGGGAGCGGCAACCCGTCACCGTGTTTTTGATGAATGGCTACCAGATGCAGGGAACCGTTTCTGCCTTCGATGCCTTCACCGTAGTCCTGGACAGTGATGGAAAACAGCAGATCATCTACAAGCACGCCATTTCTACCATTGTTCCAGCTCGTCCCATCCTGCTAGAACAAACAGAGTTTTGAGATTTCCGAGATAGAGAGGAGGGGCCTTTATGCCGAAATTGAAAGAAACCCCGGTCCAACGGATGGAGCGGGTGTTCAGAGCCGCAGTATTCTACGGCCTGGAGCGCAGGGCGGAAACGATTGACGACTTGGCAAAGCGGGCGCCGAATGCCCGGTCAACTACATATCGCCGAGTCAGGATACCAAGGACCTGTACCTTTGAAGAGGGACTATTTTATATCCCCAAGTTTTTAAACGACCGGCAACTTTGTGAAATGTGGGGTGTGGAATACCACGGTATCACACCGGAGGATGTGGCTGCGGTGATAGAAGGGAAGGACAAAAATATCTGAATCTTTTGAGCTATTAGAGTCCTTTGAGGTAGGTTGAGGCTGCGGTTATTTGGAAGCAAGGGAGGGAGGACAAGCCTTGAATACCTTCCTGTTTATGGGCGCATACGCCTGTATCATTGTGGCAATGGTTCTAATCATTTGGGATATATGGGATAGGAGGCGGAAAAAGTGAAGTACATTGAGGACGGACGCTCTCTGGTGGAGCGAAACCACGACGCTAGAGAATATTGCTATCAGTGCCGCCGGGAGCGTGAGGCACGCATGAACCGCATTGTGAGGCGGTGCCTGGTGGTGTCTAGCATGATCTTTATGTGCTCCCTGCTGGCAGGATTTATGTTTTGAGGAGGTAATCAGATGACACTGTATGAAATCGACAGCGCCATCCAGGCGCTAGTAGACCCTGAAAGTGGGGAATTGATGGACTATGATGCGTTCGCCGCCCTCCAAATGGAGCGGGAAGTAAAGTTGGAGAATATGGCCCTGTGGATCAAAAACCTGACTGCTGACGCAAAGGCCATCAAGGAGGAAGAAGTAGTTCTGAAGGAGCGTCGGCAGCGGACAGAGGCAAAGGCGGCCAGACTGAAAGACTATTTGCGTGAGGCTCTTTGTGGCGAGAAGTTTCAGACTGCCCGGTGTTCCATCAGCTACCGGAAGTCTACTGCCCTGGAAGTAGAGGATACCACCTCGTTGGCGGAATGGCTGGACAGTAATGGACACCCTGACATGGTGGTATATGCGGCTCCCTCGGTGGACAAGCGGGCTGTTACTGACCTACTTAAAGGAGGAGTTGATATCCCAGGGGCTGTGCTTGTGGAACGGACCAATATGCAGGTAAGGTGAGAAGATGGACAACATGGAAATTTTCAATTCCGTGCGGACAGTCCCTGAGTCTGCGAAAAAGCAAATCAATGGCGGACGGCTCAACGGTTTTACAGACATAAACCCCATGTGGCGCATCCAGTGCCTCACGGAGCGGTTCGGACCTTGTGGGATAGGCTGGAAGTACACCATCGAGCGCGAGTGGATGGAGCGGGGCGCAAACGATGAAGTGTCCGCTTTTATGGACATCATGCTCTACTACAAACAAAACGGTGAGTGGTCGGATGGAATACCAGGCACTGGCGGCTCCTCTTTCATCGCAAAGGAGCGCAACGGTCTGTATACCTCCGATGAGTGCTATAAGATGGCGCTTACTGATGCCATCGGGGTGGCGGCAAAGGCCCTCGGCATGGGTGCGGATGTCTACTGGGCCGCCGGCCGGAGCAAGTACGACACCATTCCAGTGTGCGCTTTATGCGGTAAAAGTATCAAAGGAATCCGAAAACAGGATGGGACAATCATTTCAGCATCTGATGCAGCTAGGAAGTCCATTGAGGCATATGGGCGGCCGATCTGTATCGACTGTGCCAGGAAGGAGCAGGATAGGGCCAATACCATGAATGAGGCTGTCCTGGAGGCCAGACACGGCGACGCAGGTGACCGCAGATGAGAGACAACCTGATGGACGAGCTGTGGCAGAAGTTCAAGATGCTGGATGCCGCCATTAAGGAGCTAAGGAGCCGAGGCTCCGCCTATGCCCAGGCGGAGCAGGACTATCGGGTAGAGCTGGCAAAATGCATCCTGCTGGAGCGGGATAAGGGAACACCTGTAACTATCATCTCTGACGTATGTCGGGGAGACCGTACCATCGCCGGTCTTAAATTCAACCGGGACGTTGCGGATGTAGTCTATAAATCAGCTTTGGAGGCTGTAAACGGATATAAGCTCCAGATTCGCATTCTGGACGCACAGATAGAAAGGGAGTGGGGCCATGCACCGGCAGACTAAAATGACGGACATCCCGGCCCGTGTCAAGGCCGCTGTGGCCGCGCGGGACTGCACCCACGGCCCCGCCACCTGTATCCTCTGCGGCGCTCCGGGAGGCCCCCACTGTCATGTGGTGCGCCGCTCCCAGGGCGGCATGGGGGTGGTGGAGAACATCGTTACCCTGTGCGGCCCCTGCCACTACGCTTTCGACGAGGGGCTGTTTATGGACCGTCTGCGGCCTCTGGGGTTCCATTCCCAGGCGGACATCAGGGCATACATCATCAACTATCTCAGAGGCTTTTATCCTGACTGGACCGAGGAGAAAGTGAGGTATCACAAATGGGGGTGAGACGGTGAGAACTTGGACGGACCGGGAAGTGTCCATACTTTTGGAAAACTATAACAAGGTATCAAATTCGGTGCTTATTAGTATGATCCCAGAAAAATCAAAGCAAGGAATCTATAAGAAAGCGTATAAACTCGGGCTTAGGAAAGATAAGAACATCGAATTTATAAACAGATCTGAGGCACGGAGGCGTGAAAACGCAAGCAACTGGAAAGGCGGAGTTAAATACACAGCAAAGGGATATCGGCAGGTCCTCGTGCCTGAGCATTTGAGGGCAGATGCAGGCGGATATGTTATGGAGCATATCTATGTGTGGGAAAAAGAGACTGGGGTTCCTGTTCCATCTGGATGCTGCGTTCATCATCTTAACGGGGATAAAACAGACAACAGAATTGAAAATCTATGCCTTATGTCTGTTGGCGCTCATACAGTATTTCACCATACCGGGACTCATCACTCAGAAGAAACAAAGGAAAAAATTAGAAGAAAGAGGCTTAAACATGCTGAATAAAATCGTGCTGCAAGGAAGACTCTCGAAAAATCCGGAGCTTCGCCACACTCAGGGAGGAAATCCCGTGGTCTCCTTCCGTCTGGCGGTGGACCGGGACTTTAAGGACAAGCAGACCGGCGAGAAAGCCATCGACTGGATAGACGTGGTGGCCTGGCGGAACACGGCGGAGTTTGTCAGCCGCTATTTTACTAAGGGACGTATGGCTGTTGTGGAGGGCCGGCTCCAGATGCGTGACTGGACGGACAAGGACGGCAACAAGCGCACCAGCGCGGAGGTGGTAGCCGACCATATCTACTTCGGGGACTCTCAGCGGAGCGGGGACACCTCCAACACCAGCGGGGACTACGGAGCGCCGGAGCCCCAGCAGGACGACTTTTCTGAACTGGCCGATGATGACGGAAAACTCCCGTTTTAAGGGGATGAGATAAGATGGCAAAGAACAAAGACCCCGCCGTTTTGTTCTACACATCCGATTTCCTGGGCGGGGCGGCTCTGATGAATATGAAGGAGCGTGGCCAGTACATCACCCTCCTGTGCCTCCAGAGGGAGCGGGGGCACATGACGGAGGGGGAGGTAGCCCGTGCGGTCGGGAGGCTGTCTGAGGAGGTCCGTGGGAAGTTTGAGACGGACGAGGACGGCAAGCTGTTCAACCGCCGCATGGATGAGGAGATCAAAAAACGGGAGGCTCACTCTCAACGGCAGAGAGAGAATGTGGCAAAGCGGTGGAATAAACAAAAGGATGACGATGGTATGTCCAGTGGTAATACCATGGTATTACCTTTAGGAAATGGAACATCATCATCGTATATAGATAACTTATCGTTAGAACAGGAAACATCCTCCGCACGCACGCGCGATGCCATCGCTACCGTCATGTCTGCGTACCTGGATAAAATCAACGCCAATCCGTCACAACAGAGCCTTGATGAGCTAAAGGGCTATGTGGAGCAGATGGGGCCGGAGTGCTGTCAAAGGGCGTTTGATATTGCCCTGGATGAGAAAAAAACGTCCTGGTCATATATCCGGGCGATCCTGCGAAATAAGCTGGCTCAAGGAGTTCGATGTTTATCCGACTGGGACGCGGTGGAAGACAAGCGGAAGGGGGAGGGAGAGGATGATTACTGGGCCAAATGACGCCCTGTTGTTCCGTCCTGAGTTCATAGACCCATCCCAGCCCACGGGGCTTTGGTGGGTACGGAACGCGGAGGACGTGGACGCAGTGAGGATCAACGCGGTGTGCAAATCGCTGACAGCACCCTGGTCTGAGGTCAACGGATGGACGGAGTGGCTGGCTCAGTTCCCGTATATCCTGCTGGCGATCCCACCTGGTGCCGCACAGGATGAGGCGGCGGAGCAGTTGACCGCGCGAGTGCCCATCCCGGTGATGGTACCAGCGCCACGTGACTTCCTGGGGTGCGAGACGGTGTGGTCATTGCGGGAGGAGGGCGGCCTGAAAGCCATTGACCGGCTGTTGCTCAACGCGGAGGAGCTGCCCACTCAAGGATTGCTCAACCTGGCGGATGTGGACACAACACAGCGGAAAAACGCCAAGCGGGTGGTGTCCGGTATCCCTGACCTGGACCGGGCCATTGGAGGCTTTGTAGGCGGAGAGCTGTCCGTCTGGACCGGAAAGCGTGGGGAGGGCAAGAGCACAATTCTGGGACAGATATTGTTAGACGCGGTGAACCAAAGCCATTGCGTCTGCGCCTACTCTGGGGAGCTTCCAAAGGAGCAGTTTAAACTTGGGCTGCTCCAGCAGGCGGCGGGTTATCTCCACACCCGGCGGCGGGAGGACCAACGGACGGGCCGAGTTATGTACGATGTTGAGGATCGGGTTATACTGGCAATCAACGAGTGGTGGGACAAGATGCTGTTTTTAACGGACATTCAGCAGAAGAATGCTCATGACGAGGACAACATTCTCAAACTTTTCGAGTATGCCAACCGGAGGTATGGGTGTGACACGTTTCTGGTAGATAACATCATGACGGCTGAACTAAAGAACGAGCAGCAAATTGGATTTTGGAGGGCGCAGTCCTCATTTGCCGGGAGGCTGGTGGCGTTTTCAAAGCGGCTGGATGTCCATGTGCATCTGGTGGCGCATCCCAGGAAAACGGACGGCCCGATTGAAGCGGACGATGTAGGTGGGAGCGCGGATATTACAAACCGGGCTGACAACGTGTTCAAGGTCGAGCGGGTACCGGAGGAGAAGGTGCGGGAGGTCGGATATTCTACACTCCTGACCGTGCTGAAGAATAGAGAGTTTGGAGCGAGGGATCGGGTGCGGCTTGATTACAACGAAGCGTCTAAGCGGTTCTACCAGGCTGATGGAAGCCCGTCAAAATGTTACACATGGGAGTTGAAGATGAAGAATGGATAGGGCACGAATAATGGAGCTGATAGAGGGAGAGATCAGACGGAGAGAGGCGCTGATTCAAGCCGGGACATTCTTCGCGGAAGACCATCGGGAAGTTGCGCAGGCGCTTCGAATTGTGTTGGAGGCATACAAGGCCCCGCCAGCAGTGGAAAATATCGTTATAGCCCAAGAGCCACTGCGTGAAAAGTGGTGGAGGAAAACATGCGGCTGATCATCCCGTTTTCTCTGCCTGGTCTCAACGAGTACATAGAAGCGGAACGGGGCCACCGGCAGAAGGGGGCAAAACTGAAACGGGATTGCCAGACATCGGTAATCATAGCTCTTAGACGTCAAATCAGAACGCCTTTGCGGGAGCCTGTGTTCATGCGATACCTCTGGGTGGAAAAAAACCGGAGGCGGGACAAGGACAACATCTCCAGCTTTGGCCGGAAGGTTATCCAGGACGCCTTAGTGAAGATGGGTGTTCTGAGGAATGACGGCTGGGAGAATATCGAAGGATTTTCTGACAGCTTCGCTGTGGACAAGGGAAAGCCAAGGATAGAGATCGAGATCGAGGAACCAGGAAAAAAACCATAGGAGGAGATATCGTGAAGGATGAGAAGGCCGCCCTGCTGGGCGACCACGAGGCGGCCAGACGGCTGACGGAGGCGGGGGTGCTGCTGCCGTGTATGTGCGGCGGAAAAGCCAGCATGGTTTGCTTTGAAAAGTGCGGAGTCCCGTCTGGGGATATGGGATATTTGGCAGCAATTAAATGCCAGGATTGCTGGATGGAACTGAGGCGGTGGGCATTGAGGAAGAAGTGGGCAGAAGCTTCCGCCCGCCTCGCCTGGAACACCCGCGCGCCGATCCTGAGTGCGGCGGAGATGGAGATGCTGGATGAAGCTACTTGA